TTTCTTCAGTTAATGCACAGGCTGAATCAGCCCATATTTTTGCAGAAATCGGCAAATCTGCGGACTTCAAATCAGGCAATGCTTATGAGCGTATGACTACGCTTGCTAAGTCAGCCGTTGAAGAGGGTGTAGCAAAGTCATTCGAGCAAGCGCTCGCTGATGTCGCTACAAAAAACCCTGACCTTTACAGCCAATACCTATCCGAGAAAGGTGCCTAAAACATGGCATACGAAATCTCCAATTACTCGGTAAAGGTCACCCTCGTTGCAGGTGCCGACCTTTCCGCGTTGCAGTACAACTTCGTGAAGATTAACTCTTCAGGTCAGGCAGTCGCTTGCGCGGCCGCAACTGATATTCCTGTCGGAGTCCTTCAGAACGCACCAACTTCAGGACAGGAAGCAGAAGTGCTTGTTGTCGGAGGTACAAAGATTGTTGCAGGAGCGGCAATCGGCGAAGGCGCTCAGGTTGGAACAGGTTCAACAGGTAAGGCAGTTGCTCTTACCGCTGGAACTGACACAACCAAGTATGTCGCTGGAACTCTCCTAACCGAATCTGCGGCAGATGGAAACATCGTTACCGCTGTAATCAACTGTGCGAATCCGCACCGTGCGGCATAAGGGGGAACTGAACAATGCCACAGCCAAACATCAATAGCGTCCATGTCGATGCGATTCTGACAAACATCTCAGTTGCGTATCTACAAAATCAGGACAACTTCATTGCAGACAAGGTATTCCCAGTAATTCCTGTGGATAAGAAGTCTGACAAGTACTTTACTTACACCAAGAATGATTGGTTCCGCGATGAGGCTCAACGCCGTGCGCCTGGAACTGAATCTGCTGGTGGCGGATACAACCTATCAACAGGCACATACTCAGCAGATGTATGGGCTTTCCACAAGGATGTAGACGACCAAACAACTGCTAACGCAGATGCACCTTTGAACCCACTACGCGAGGCAACAGAGTTCGTAACTCGTCGTTTGATGCTTCGTCGTGAACTTCAGTTTGTTTCTGATTTCTTCACAACAGGCGTATGGGCAAACGATGTAACAGGCGTTGCTTCATCACCAACTTCAGGTCAGACACTTCAATGGTCAGATTACACATCATCAGACCCAATTTCTGATATTGAAGAGGGTAAGGCTGAGATTCTTAGCAACACAGGAATGGAAGCAAACACTCTTGTACTCGGATACGACACATTCAAGTCACTTAAGAACCACCCTGACTTGGTAGACCGTATTAAGTACACATCTTCACAGACAATCACAACAGACATGATTGCGGCGATGTTCGACATCCCACGCGTCATGGTTGCGAAGGCTGTTAAGGCTACAAACAACGAAGGCGCAACAGGCGCATACGGCTTTGCTTATGGCAAGGGCGCTTTGCTTACCCATGTTGCTCCTCAGCCTGGACTATTGACACCTTCTGCTGGATACACATTCTCATGGACTGGCGTATCAGGCGGACTAGGTGCAACTATCGGAACATCACAGTTCCGTATGGAATCAATCAAGTCTGACCGCATTGAAGCGGAAATGGCGTTTGATAACAAGGTAATCGCGTCAGACCTCGGTTACTTCTGGAACACAATCGTCGCGTAATTAAGTTAATAGAAGGGGGGAGTCTTAATTGACTCTCCCCTTCTTTCTTAGAAAAGGAAAATAAATGGCAAACAGACTTACTAAGGGCGAGGCTCTCGTAGGCGCATTAACAGTTGATTCAGCAATTACAGCAGATGATGTAACAACCACCGATGACCTAAATATTGGCGATGACGCTTACATTACAGGTGCATTTGGTAAGGGAGTCACAGTAACAACTGAGGCAGATGGCGCTTCAATGGCAATCAGCGCGGCTGAGTTGCTTGGTGGAATTATCGTTGCAACTCCAACAGAGGCTCGTAACATTCAGGCTCCAACAGCAGAGGCTCTTGTCGCGGCTGTTGATGCAGGAACAGATACAGGTCTTGGTTTCGAGTTCACAATCATTAACCTTGCAGGAAGCACACACGCTTTAACTTTGACAGTAAACACAGGAACAACTCTTGTTGGTTCAGTAACAATCGCGGCCGCTTCAAGTGCTACATTTGTTGCTCGCATCGCTTCTGCAACAGCAGTAGTTATCTACCGAAAGTAGTCAAATGAAAGCACAAATTCTTAAACCATTGAACGCTCAAGGCGTCATGCTTAAAGTCGGAGACATCGTTGATGTTTCAACTTGGCGTCATGCTAAGACACTTAATTCTAATCGCTACATCAAGATTCTTGATGTTGAGCCAACTCCAATCAAGAAGGCTGAAGCCCCAAAGGTTGAAGCACCAAAGGTTGAAGAAGTTGTGGCAGAAACTCCAGTAGTGGAAGAGAAGCCAAAGGCTAAAAAAGTAAAAGCAACCGAATAGTCGAATGGGCGGTTCGATAAAATGAACCGCCCATTTCTATCCCAAGGAGTTCAAAATGGCAGTAACACACCAAAGAGTTTCAGTAGGAACAACAGCAACAAAATTAACACTTGATAATGACGGTAAAGATGGTCAAACTGTAAATGTCCAAAATCCTTCAGGTGGAGTCGATGTATTTATCGGCGGAGAAGGTGTCACAACCACAAGTTATGGATTTCTTTTAGGTGCAGGATTAAACCTATCTATTGAGTTGGACGACGACGAAAAACTTTATGGAGTCGTTGCAAGCGGAACTCAGACAGTAAACATTCTTCGTCAGGGAAGCGTATAAAAAATGGCTTTACCTGCATCGCTGGCTACCTGCACGGTTGTAGGTACTTATGTTGATTTAAGTGGAAACCCTGTGCGTGGGTCTATTTCGTTTACCCCACAAACAATCCTCAAAGAGACAGCGGCGAATGTAATTATTATCCCAGTAATCATTCAAAAGACTTTTGATGCTACTGGCTCCTTCAGTATTACAGTTCCAGTAACCAATGACCCCGATGTAGTTCCTGAGCCTTTCGTCTACAACTTAGAGGAAAACTTTGCTGGTGGGCGTTCTTTTGCAATTGCTCTGCCACTCTCAGTCGCAGGAACCACTCAAAACCTCGCAGATTTGCTTCCAGCGGTCTCTCAGGCTGAATCTGCTAACTATGTAACCCTTGACCAATATGCCACCTTAGAAGCCCGTTACAGCGATGCTAACGGCACTAAAGTAATTGTTGTAACTGCTGATGTCTATGAGTCAAATGCCAAGACATATGCTGATTTAGCCTCAGTCGCGGCTGGTCAAGTAACCCAATATAACTCTAACCAATTGATGTTGATGGGAGTCTAAATGGCACTTCCTTATGTCCCGATAGCCTCATATACAACTTATGACGCTCTTATGACCGAACTTGAAGTAACAACTGATGCGGCTGAGCCAAATGCTGATGATTTATCAACAGCGGTTAGTAATGCACTCACCAACAAAAATACAGCCGAGGCTGTTCTTGCTACTAAGTTTGATTTATTATTTTTGGTAGGTTGCTAAATGGCTATTGGTCCATCCGTTACCCAAATAACTATCAATGGTAACTATTGCGATTTTGAGGGCAATCCTATTGCTGGACAGGTTCGCTTCACCCTTGGCGATGTTATTAGCAACGGTACAGACGACCAAATGGTTGCACCATCTAGCATAGTTGTCCCATTGAGTTCAGGTGCTTTTAGCGTCAATCTGCCAGCGACAAATGACCCTGATTTAAGCCCAGTTCCTTTTACTTATACAGTCGAGGAGTCATTTCCTGGGGGACGCACCTACACAATTTCAGTTCCCTACACAACCGTAGGAAGCCTTGATTTGGCTGACTTAAGCCCAACTCCAACACTTTCTACGACTTATGTTCAGATGGTAGACCAAACAACTTGGAATACCCTTGAAGATAATATTGATGCTCTTGATTTAGTAATCAACCAAACAACAGACAAAATACTTGCTTCAGGAAAGTATTGGTACATACCTTCGACCTATGCAACATATAGTTCTTTGGCAAGTGCCTTTGCTACTTATACGGCTTTAGCGGCTGGAACTTACAGTTTGGATGGCGCTGATATTGCCTCCTTCGTAACTTCAGCAGAGGCTTATGAAGCCCAAGCCCTAGCAAGTGCCAACCAAGCCACAGCAAACGCGACTGCTACAATCAGTCCATTGCTTCTCATCGGAGGATAACCGCATGGCAACTACTTACAAAGTGCTGGGTCAATCAAACCCCTCAGCCACAACTGCCACCACCCTATACACCTGCCCTGCCCTAACACAGACGGTTATCTCAACCATCACCATCTGTAACCAAGCAGGTACTTCAGGTACTTATAGAATCGCAGTTCGACCAAATGGCGCATCGCTCGCTAAAGAACATTATGTTGTTTACGACGCAACCATTCAGGCTAATACAACTTCTGCCTACACACTAGGTCTTACAATTGACGCATCAGATGTAGTAACTGTCTACGCGTCAAGTGCTGATATTTCATTCAACGCGTATGGAAGCGAGATTGCATAATGGCAATTACAACCAATGGTGGAGCAGGTATCACCGCTGATGCGGTTGCAACTCTTAGTAACAAAACTCTTGAAGCGCCAGTAATCAATAACGCGACCTTTACAGGCGCTCAGGCTGGACTCGAAGTAAAATTTGGTAACAACATTGTTTTTGAAGGAACAACCGCAGATGCGTATGAAACTACGCTAACCGCAGGTGACCCAACAGCAGACCGCACAATTACTCTGCCAAACTCAACTGGAACAGTTGCTCTAACTTCAGATTTAACTTCATATATCACAGCATCAAGCACAGATACTCTTACTAATAAGACCTTAACAAGTCCTATAATTACTGGAGCAGTATTTAATGATGGTTCAGTTGTATTTGAAGGTGCAACTGCCGATGATTTTGAAACAACACTAACCGTCACAGACCCAACTGCTGACCGCACAATCACTTTCCCTGATGAAACAGGAACGGTTGCTTTAACTGCAAATGTTATTGCTAATTCTCTCCTAACAACAACTGGTGACATTGTTTACGCATCAGCATCAAATACTCCAGCGCGTTTAGCAATTGGAGGAACAACAGGACAAGTTCTAGCAGTCTCAGCAGGTGGAGTTCCTGAGTGGATAACACCAGCCGCAGGAACAACAGCCAACGACCAAGCCTTCGCCTTCGCGGTGCAGGTATTCGCATAAGGAGAAAATAAATGGCAACAACAGTATCTCGAATCCCACTATCAGGTTCAACGCACGGTCGTGGAGTTAAAGTTGCGGCGACATCAAGCGCTGGAACGACAATTCATACAGCAACATCTTCTACTACTGACTGCGATGTTATTACTCTTTATGCGTATAACTCATCAGGCTCAGCAGTAAACCTAACAATTCAATGGGGTGGAACAACTTCAGTTGATGATGACATTAAGTTATCAATTCCTGCAACATCAGGTCTAACACTTATTGCACCTGACCTAGTTCTACGCAACTCATTGGTAATCAAGGCTTATGCTGGAACAGCCGATGTTGTAACAATCCACGGATTTGCTAATCGCGTAACTACTGCGTAAGGGGTAACCTGAGTGTCACTTCCTGCTCGTCTACTAGGTGCTAACCCGTCAATTCAGGTATCAAGCCTGTTGTCGGGTACCTTGACGACCCCTAGTGCTAAGGGTGCGTTTATACCTCCAGGAACACAGGCATTTGAGTCTATCCAAACTGTAACTGTCACAAGTTCCTCATCAACAGAATTAACATTTACTTCTATTCCTGCACACTTTAAGCATTTAAGAATTATTGGACTAGCAAAATCAACTTATACTAATAGTGGTACTGGTCAATCAGGTTGGGCAATGTATTTTAATGACACATTGTCGGGTCAATACACTTCACAATCAATTAGAGGCAATAACTCAGTAGTTTCGCGTAATGCGGCTACCGCTCAAAATCGTGTGGAGTTTTTATCAATGGCTTGGAATACTGCTGGCAATTACGGTACACAAGTACGCACTACGCAATTTATTGACATTTTTGACATTCAAGCGTCTAAGGCTAAAGTAGTTATGTACACAAATGGTTTTAGCGTGCGTAATACAGGCACAAACCAAGAAGTTGTAGTTGCTACTTCACTTTGGAATAATCAGGCGGCAATCACTAAAATTACATTAGACGCAAGTGCTTCTTTTGCAGATGGACCTTTTGCACAAAATACAAAGTTTACTTTGTATGGATTGAGAGGATAAAAATGCCAGCAACCTACGAACCTATCGCTCGCACTATTGTGTCAGGCGGTTCTACAAACACAATAAATTTCTCAAGTTTTGGCGGCTATACAGATTTAATTATGACTTGCACAGGCACAATGAGTGGTTCTCTTGGTTATTTTTACATTAGATTTAATAGCAATACTGATACAGGTAATTATGGACAACTTAGGTCATTGGCTTATAGCGGTGGCACCCTTAGCGATAGCACCAATTCAGCAGGGTATTTTGATGCAACAGTAGGAAATGACTCTGCAAAGACGGGTAGCCTAAAATTTATCATTCCGCAATACACAGACACGAATAGTTGGAAATATGCAAATATGTGGCAAAGTGACGGTGCTGGTGGCGTAAATCATCAAACTGATTTTTATGCTGGTGGTCCTGCGGCATTAACATCAATTCATTTGTTTACTCCTGCAAGCAACTTTTTTGCTGACGGATTTATAGTTGCTCTTTACGGATTGTTGGCGGCATAATGGCAAATACATTTTTTCTTATTAAACAGGAAACTCTAGTATCTGCACAGGCGGCAGTAGAGTTTACAGACATCCCGCAAACTTATACCGACCTTGTAGCGATTGTTAGTGGGCGTAGTAATCAAAATGGCACAAACAGAGGGTTTGTAGTTTCTACAAATAATAATAATCCTACGGGTGCTATGACTTTGGGTGATGAAAATGCCTCACTTTATACTGGAGTCTATACTGGGTGTTATTTGGCTGGTAGTGACACAGACGGCAATTTATTTTCCGCAACAGAGTTCAATGTTTATGATTACACTAATTCAACAAGAAGTAAAAACATTTATTTTAGAACTGCAAATCCTAACCCTTCAGTTAGCGCATACGGAACTGCTTATACTGCCGCTTATTATTCAAGCAATTCACCAATTACTTCTATGAAATTTACAATAACTCTAGGAAGTTTTGTTGCAGGTTCTTCTTTTTATCTATACGCCATAAAAAATACATAAGGAGAAAAAATGACTAAACCAACTAAGATAGAGGTAAATTGCACTACTGGGGTTGAAACAGTTGTGGAATTAACAGATGAAGAAATGCAAGAGCAAGCAACTTTTGAAGCATTACGACAGAACGAAATTAACGCTCGTCAGATAGAAGCAGATAGAGTTGCAAGCCTTAAAGAATCCGCTCGCACAAAACTTGTTACTGGTGAACCATTAACAGAAGAAGAAGCCGCAGTAATCGTTCTTTAATTCAACCATAGTAAGAAAGGCAGGAGATGTCACCACATCTAGGACTACAACGGATAATGATTCCGTCAGCCCAAATCAGTTCGCTGACAACGGGTTCTGTCACCCTGCCTTCAGCAAGAGGGGCTTTTGTGCAACCCGAGGCTGGATATTGGGGTAGAAATGACCTTAATGGCGCTCAAATAGGAAAACTAAGTTTTATTTCAGAAACTACAAGCACATCTAGTGCAACAACATCTACAAATAACGCAAGTTATGGTGGAGTAGCAAATTCAGGAACAGCAGGATATTATTTAGGTGGTTATTACGCTGGTCCAAACCGCAGGTCTGTCATTGATAAAATTATATTTGCTACCGACACTCGTTCAAGCATTACAAATTTACCAACAGCCGTAAACGGAGTAACTGCTTTCGCTAATCAAGGCACGGCGGCATATAAGCCTGGCGGCACAAATCAATCAGTTAATCCTATAAATGAAATTGCCAAAATTTTGTTTAGCAATGATACGGTTTCAACCCTTGGAGCAACAATCTCGGAGGCTAGAGAAGCGCAGGGAAGTTTTGGAAATAAATCTGTTGCTGGATATGTGATTGGTGGTACAACTCCAGCAGTAGGAGGAGCATCGCAGAGAGGTGATAAATTAACATTTTCAACTGAAACAAATGCAAATCTAGGTTCTTTCATATCTCCAAAGAAAAGATACTTAATGAGTTTTAACAATGACGCTGTTGCTGGATATAGCGCAGGTGGAGATGATAATGCAACAGCATACGCAACTATTCTAAAAGTCGCATATTCATCAGATACATTAAGCACCGTATCTGCAACTCTTTCTGTGGCAACATCAAATGGCATGGCTGGTTGTGCTTATGTAGGGGTTGCTGGATACGGAAATGTTGGAAGCGGTCAAACACTAAACAAATTTACTTTTTCAAATGAAACTATTAGCACTCTTGCATCTTCTTTGCCAGCAACTATTTCTGCTGGTATCGCTTTTGGTAATTCAGGGAGTTACTAATGAAAGAGATTATTCCACCAACTCATCCTATATTTCAGGCTTTAGTAGAGATACAAAAACCACGCTCACGCTTCCAATTAGAATACTTTGTTGCTGGTCAGCACGATACTGAAGAACAACAATACAGACAAGTTCTTTTAGAAATACAACAACTTGTATTCACACTAAAAAAGTTTTATTTAGAACTAGATAAAACAAACATTCAAATTCAGCGTTTAATAGATACTGGAGATGAAATTGATGCTATCGACGCTAAAATAAAAGAAATAGATAGAGAACAATCAGAACTTGTTGTTGTAGGTGCTGAAAGAGAACTTAAAGACCTTCTTGAGATGTGGGAAGCATACGAACACAAATACACTTATGAAGAACTAGAAGCAAATCAAATGGTCTATTGGGATGCTCGATTGACACGCCAAGCACAATTAGAGGCGTTAGGCTCAAACGGAAAAATTGGTTGGTCATCTTTAGATGCTTTACGCCAAATTGGGAAACTTGATACGACAACAATAGAGCAAGAAACCGAAACCACTAAGGAACTTCAATGAGATATGCAACTTGGGAAGTAAATTTTATTGATGATGAAAATAATGGACTTACTCCTGAGCCAATAATCCGTAGCCGTGGGGGAGAAGCAGAGGGTCTATTCTTTGCAGAAGAAAAGAAAATTGTTGGATGGTTTTCAGATGATGCAAATATAGATGGATTAGAAAATTACTCTTTTGAGGAGATTACGCCTGAATCTGCCTTGCAACTTGCTTTAATTATTGACCCATCAGCGTACATAAACGCCAACGGTATAATTTCCTTTGAAATAAAGGAGATTGAATAATGGCTGGCACAACACCTAAAGGTCTACCTTATCCGTCCGCTGGGGATGCTCCCAATGTAAGCACAGACATACAAAATCTTGCTACTGCTGTTGATACTGAGTTCGATGACTATGTATTAGCGGCGTCTCCAACATTTACAGCAAACATCTCAGTACCAACCTCAATTATTTTTGAAGGTGCAACTGCTGATGGAAGCGAAACTACTTTAACTGTTACTGACCCAACGGCAGACAGAACTATTACCCTTCCCGATGCTACTGGAACCGTAGTTCTTGCTGATGCAACTCAGACTCTTTCAAATAAGACTATTGCATCTCCAGTATTTACTGGTCAAGCAACTGGTCTCGAGTTGGCTTTTTCTCAAAGTATTGTTTTTGAAGGAACAACTCCCGATGCTTATGAATTGACTCTCAGCGCTGGAGACCCGACAGCGGATAGAACAGTATCTTTGCCTGATGAAACTGGAACTTTGACTACTCAAGCAAATGTTCTTGACTACGCTCGAACCGTAGGATTACTTTTAGGCGGTATGTAAATGACATGGAGTTATTCAGGAGACCCAAGCACATCAGTTCGCAACTATGTTCGATTCCTTATTAGCGATACAGATACGAATGACCAACTTTTTTCAGACGAAGAGTTAAATTATGTAATCTCTGAGTGGGATAGCAACGCATACAGCGCGGCTCGCGAATGTGCTGAAATCCTGATTGCTCGTTTTTCTCGAGAGGCAGATTCATCATCCAAAAGTGTCGGGGATATTTCTGTCTCTGAATCTTATTCAGCCAAAATTCAACATTACAAAGAATTGGCTAATAGCATCTATATGCGTCAGATGCGTAAGTCTCCTCCGACGCCATGGGCTAACGCTCAGGCTCTTCAATCAACCGCTGACCGCGAAGTAATTGATTACAACACAGATTTCTATGCTGGCATGATGGGCAATCCCAACTCACATAACGACTTAGACACTAGACCGAATTAAGGGGTAGAGCATGGAGCCTATCTACAACAAGGTCGCCGAGTTCATGACCGATACAGTCGTGTTCTACGGTCAAGAGTCACTTGATAAATATGGAAAGAGAACATTTAGTTCAACTCCAGTTTCAACAACTGGTCGTCTTATTTACGACACAGTAAAGTCAAAAGATGTTCAAGGTATTGAGGTAGTCGATTTAGGACGCTACATAACCAAGGGTCCATTCACATCGATTACAGTCAATCATAAAATGGTTGTCGGGGCGGACACTTTTACAATCAATGGCATAGATAACCTCGCAGACGAAAATGGAGCGCATCACACAGTCGTTCGATTTGGCAGATAATCATGGCGAACACATGGTCATTTACCCTTGAGGGCGACTTAGAACTTCAAAATGTTCTTCGTGTTGCTAAAGAGCAGTCACCTCTCGCAGTAGCCCAAGCAATTTGGGAAGAAGCCAATCTAATTTTTGCTCGTTCACAAACTCTTGTCCCAGTTGATACAGGCGCCCTTCGTGGCTCAGGTGGAGTTTCTGCCCCTCAGCGTGGAACTAATGGTTATTTTGTAGATATTTACTATGGTGGTCCAGCGGCGCCTTACGCCCTTTATGTCCATGAAATTATTGGCAACTATCACAATCCGCCAACTCAGGCTAAATATCTTGAGGAGCCGTTGGTTCAAGCAATCCCTGAAATTCAAAATAATCTATCGCGTAGAATCATCCATATTATTAGAAACAGGAGATAGGGCTAATGGCAACAATTCTTGAATCAGTAGGTGACTACTTGGTAACCAATAGCCAAGGCACCCTAGGAACAAGCATTTTCCTAGGTAATCTTCCTGCCTCCCCTGATGTTTGCGTAGCAGTCTATGAAAACGCTGGCAGTTCGCCTACATTCACCATGGGTACTGGTGGCATTGTTATTGATTACCCAATGATTCAAATTGTGGTTCGTGCTGGAAAAGAGGACTATCCGACTGCTCGCGACAAGGCAGAGACAATCCGAAACCTTCTTGCATCTGTTCTTGAGCAGTCAATCTCAGGAGTTCACATTATGCGAATTGAGCCAATGGGTTCAGTCAATCTTCTTGGAGTAGACCCTCAATACCGCCCACTCATTTCAGTCAATTTCCGATGCTTGGTCAGAAAATAATGAACATCCAAGAAATTAGCCACGCCGAGTTAATTCTTTCGAATTACACAAAGGTAGTTTAAGATGGATACCACAAGTTCACATTTCGAGACCCCGCAAGAGAGAGTGGCAGACCCTTATGGCAGAAACGCAACAACCGACGAGTTCCAGCGATGCTGGAAATGTGACAGGCTCCTCTTCGAAAGCGCAACGCGCCCGTGGAGTATCAGATGCCCTCGTTGTAAGTCCAAGAATAAATCAGGCTGATTTATTTAACGCACTTGATTCCATTGTCGGAATTCATAAAAACCTTGAAGGATGTTCAGTAGGAAAATTTGTTCAAACTCTTGAGGAACCTCTTAGGAGTAAGATGCACGGCATTATGACGAATCCTGATGTGAATTCTGCAAGATTAACTGAATTGCTTGATGCTTATGGCGTCACATTCAGTTCAGATGTAATGCGTAGACATCGACGACGCCTTATGGGTAAAGACGGGTGTAAGTGTTCCCGTGAATCTTGATGATGCACTTAATGACCTCCTAAAGACTACGGAGATGAACTCGGTCAAGAAAACCGAGCCTAGAGAACGCAAAGCCGAATGGTTGCCTGGGGTTAGTTGGCAAGGCGATGAAGGCACAATTACAACAGAGCCAATGGAGGGTGAGTCCCATCCTGATTGGTCAGGAGTTCTCCGCTTATGGGGATTAGACCCTGAGCATTTCACAGTTGTTGAGCCAGTTTTATTCAATGTTTGGGGAGACACTTTAGGTGTACTTAACAGACAATGGAAGGGCAAGGTAATCCGTAAGGGAAAGCAAGAAACAGCCGATATTGAGTCCCTTATCCAAGAGATTAAAAAGCACAAACCAAGAGAACGAAAAGAAGTTGCAGGTGGAGCAAGTCTTGTCGTTTGTGTCTCTGACTGGCAAGTTGGTAAAAGAGATGGAGACGGTCTCAAAGGCTTAGTGGGCAGATGGCTTCAAGCCATTGATGATGTTGAGTTCAGATTAAAAGAATTAAAGAAAATTGGTCGTCCCATAGATTCAATCACAGTTCTATGCCTTGGTGATTTAGTTGAAGGATGCGATGGTCACTACGACATTCAGACTTTCACAGTTGAGGTCGATAGACGAGACCAAGTAAAGATTGCTCGCCGTCTTTTGAGAGATGCTCTAATCCGTTGGTCAAAGATTGTCCCTGAGATAACAGTTGCGGCAATTGGTGGAAACCATGGCGAGAACCGTAAAAATGGAAAAGCCTTTACAACTCTCAACGACAATGATGATGTGGCACTTGTTGAGTCCGTTGCTGAGATTTTCCAAGCCAATCCTGAAGCCTACGGTCATATTAGTTTTGCAATTCCAACCGATGAGTTAAGTCTGACTCTTGAAGTTCATGGCAGAATCATCGGCATCACGCATGGTCATCTTGCTCGCTCGGGACAGGGAGTTGAAGGTAAATTGCGTCGGTGGATTGCTGACCAAACCCTCGGGCGTCAAAAGATTGGCGACTGTGACATTTTGGTGACTGGTCACTATCATTCATTCAAACTTGCAGATTGGGGAGGAGTCAAATGGCTACAAGCACCAGCCCTCGACGGGGGAAGCGTGTGGTGGAGACAATCGACGGGGGAGATTGCGGATGTGGGAGTTCTAACCTTTGTTGTGAGCCAAACGGGAGTGAGCGACATCCAACTCTTATGAACGACCCTAGAGACATAGCCCTATATGCGGCTGAATTGGTCTCAGGAGACCGTCAGGACGCTTACGGACACCCACTTGATAACTTTACCCGTGCGGCGCAGATATGGTCTGTAATCCTCGGCTGTGAGGTTTCAGCGGAGCAGGTAAGTCTTTGTATGGTAGGAATGAAAATTGCCCGTGAAGTCAATCAAACTAAGCCCGACACGATTGTGGATGGAGTCGGATATTTTCTGACACTCGGAATGATTCGTGAGGAAAGAGTGAGACGAGAAAGCCTCGAATAGTGTATGTTTTGTGAAAAGCCTCTTGGTGACGGGGAAGAACCAAGGGGCTTTTTTATTCCTAAAATATTGATGCGATACACTATGAACAATGTGCGCTAGTCGCCCGAGTTAGTCGTCTTACCTCCGTGTCCGTGTGACCTTAGACGGTGTACTTGGGCTACCCATGCGCCGTCATAGGAGGAACAGATGGCTAAGTACCGAGTACTAAAGGGTATTGATTACCCGCCTAACAAACGCGCTGAGGCTGGCGCAATTGTTGAAGATTTACCTGCCACCGCAATTAAGTGGCTACTTGAAGATGGCATTATTGAAGATGCTAACAAAAAGGCAACTGTGGTCGAAGAGCCAGTTGTCGAGCCAGTCAAAGAAGAACCAGTTGTTGAAACCCCAGTTGAAGTTGTAGCAGAAGGTTTTGACCCTGATGCAACAGATGGTGATGGCGACGGATTCCTCCAAGATGGCACACCTTTCCAGCGCCCAGTTGAGGAGAAGTAATGCCTACATTTCGCCACGGTAAAAATACTCGCGTCTATATCGATGCGTATGATTTTTCAACCTATTTTAATGATGCTTCAGCAAGCACATCAGTAGACACAGCAGAAACAAGTGCTTTTGGCACGGATGCAAAAACCTACATCACGGGTCACACAGATGGAACAATTTCTCTTGCAGGTATGTTCGAGGGAACTGCCAGCACAGGTACAGACCAGTACTTCGCGAGTGTTTTAGGTTCTACAACAAAGCAAAAAGTAATTGTTGCTAACGAAGGTCACATCCTCGGTGGAAGAATGGTTGCTATCGAAGCAGACACAACCACATACGAAGTTTCATCTCCTATCGGAGATGTTGTGCAAGCAAGCGCAGAATTCCAAGCAGATGAAGGTGTTGGTCATGGAGTACTTCTATCCAATGGTTCAGCCATTACTGCAACTGGAAACGGAACTGGCGTAGATGAGGGCGCGGCTACTACAAATGGTGGCGTCGGTTATCTATCAGTTCCAGCGAATACTCGCAACGGAAACATTACAGTAAAAATCCAAGCATCTGCTGATAACTCAACTTTCACAGACTTGGTTACTTTTACTGTGGTAACAGGTGCCACTACAACATCAGAAAGAGTTGAAGTAACTGGCACAGTAGCAAGATACCTACGCGTGAACTACACAGTCGCAGGTTCAACAGGCAACGCTACCCCCGTGGTGGCTTTTACTAGGAGGTAATAAAACAAATGCCTACATTTCGTCATGGTAAATCCACCACATTCAAGATTGATGACAATGGTGGAACACTTCGCGACATCTCTAACACACTTACAGATGTCTCATTCCCTCAGTCAGTAGATACTGCTGAGACAAGTTCATTCGGAAACTCTGCAAAGACCTACATTGTTGGTCTTACAGACGGAACTCTGAGCGTTTCAGGAAACTTCGATGCAACAGTTGATGGATACATTGCTGGAACACTCGGCTCTGCAACTCCTCTTGAGTTCGAATACGGTCCTGAAGGTTCAACATCAACTTATGTTAAGTATTCAGGTACTTGCATCCTTACTTCTTACGAGAAGAGTGGTGCTATCGGAGATGTAGTGACATACTCCGCTGAGTACCAAATCACAGGTGCCGTAACACGCGGTACTTGGTCATAATAAAACTTAATAACAATTAAATGGTCGTGACCAATCTAGTGTCCAAGGAGAAAAAATGAGCCTACGCGATTCAATCTTTAGTGCTGATGACATTACTAAAGAACTAATGGAAGTCCCTGAATGGGGAGTAACAGTTGAAATCCGCTCAATGACTGCGGCTGAACGAGCAAAACTCGGTGAAGGCGCAACACAGGGAGATAAGACCGATGTTGGTCTTATGTACGCACTTACAGTTATTGCAACTGTATATGACCCTGAGACTGGTTTGCCAGTATTTACAGAGAACGATAAGGAAGCAATCCTTTCGAAGAGTGGTGCAGTAATTGAGCGCCTCGCTACAAAGGCTCTTGGTTCATCGGGACTTACTGACAAGGCGGTTGAAACAGCACAAGCACGATTTCCTCAAGAATCCTGAGCATAGGTTTCTTTTTGAACTTGCTGAAAAATTAGGTAGGACGGTGGGCGAACTTCTTTATGGAAGCCCCGCCCACCGCCCCCTATCTAGCATGGAATTAACAGAGTGGACTGCGCTATGGAATCTCCGAGCGCAAGAACGCGAGAAGGCTGAACGAAGGTCTAAGGCGAGGAGGTAGGCGATGGCTGAAGCGGCAACGATGGAAGTACGCGCCCGCCTCTCCGCTGAAACTGCTCAGTTCACAAAGGGCATGGAAAATGCTCGGCGTTCGGCAGAAGAATTTACACAATCTACCAATCGCCTAAAAGGTGCAATTGTTGGAGTCGGTGTTGTTGCAGGTACCGCAACTGCGGCTCTTATTGGCTTCGGAATTAAATCTTTTAACGCGGCCGCTCGAGTTGATGAATTAAATATTGCTCTCAATGCAGTTGGTAAATCAACTGGATTTGGATATAAAAAACTATCCGAGACCGCCTTGGCTATTAAGTCCATGGGTATCGAGATGGAAATTGCTCAAAAGGCAACTCTCAAATATGCACAAAATAATCTTGATTTAGCAAAAGCATCTGAAGTTGCTCGAGTAGCACAGGACTTGGCTGTTATTGGAGCCATGAACTCATCCGATGCTTTTGACCGCTTGACCCACGCAATTATTACTGGTCGAAGCGAAGTGTTGAAGTCTGTTGGTATTCAGAAATCAGCAGGTGCGGCTTACGCCGATTATGGTCGTTCAATTGGTAAAGCGGCTAAAGACTTAACAGCAACAGAAAAGCAAGCGGCAGTTCTTAATCTTGTACTTGAAGAAGGCGCTCGAGTTGCTGGTACATATGAAGCGGCTATGACCACGCCTGGAAAAGTTCTTCGTTCTTTTGCTCGTTTGCATAACGACCTAGCAGTTTCAATGGGTAAAGTCCTTGTTGCAGGTTTTGGTCCGTTAATTTTTGAATCTTACGAACTTTACAAACAATTTGTTAAGGCTGTTGGTGGTACTGGGGCTTTCAAGAGCATCCTTGAATCTCTTGAGTTGGTTATTGTAAAACTAACAACTCCCATAACAGCATTTATTAAAGGTCTTGGTTCCATGATTGAAAAAATGGATAAGGCTAAGATTTCAACAGTAGGTCTTGCCGAGGCTATTGAGTTTGTTCTACCAGTCTTTGCGGCTCTTGGTTCTGCGGCCGCAGTAGTAGCAGGAAAACAAATTTTTGGAATGGTTCCAATTCTAGGTTCAGTCTTACAGAAGTTATCCCCATTGCCAGTTGCCATGATTGCTATGGCATTGACATCAACTCAGGTTCGTAATGCAGTTGTTAAACTCCTTGATGCGCTACGCCCGCTTCTGAACCCTTTAATGCAATTGGGCAAAATTATGGCTGGGGTTGCGGCGATTGGTGTTTCAATTTTGGCAAAAGCCATTTCAGGGTTAGCAACTATTGTTAATGGAGCCATAAGTTTTGTCCAAAAGTATTCAACAGTCTTTAAGGTTTTAGGAACAGTAGTTGGTGCGCTTGCTCTTGGTTTTGCGGCGTACCGAATTGCAATTATAACCACTACTGCGGCTACTGCTATTTGGGCAACCGTAACAACGGGAGCAACAATCGTCACAAATGCTTTCCGTGCGGCTATGACATTACTGAACCTAACTATTGCTTTTAACCCAATTCCTTTACTTATTGGAGCCTTAGTTGCTCTTGTTGTTGCTTTCGCGGCCG